GTGTTAGCCAAGAACAGCTGGCAGCACATATAGCGAAAAAATACAATAAAACAGACCCGAAATTACTGACCAGAGAAGAATACGATGAGTTATGTGCACAACTAGATGTAGCGGCGGCTAAAGGAGGGCATGCTCAGTGAATAAAGCAATACTGCTCGGGCGTCTCACGCGAGACCCCGAGCTTCGACATACTCCGAATGGAATAGCTGTGGCCAGATTTGACCTAGCAGTAAATCGAAGCACGAAAAATCCAGACGGAACCTACGATGCGGACTTCATACCAATAATAGCTTGGAGAGAACGGGCGGAATTTGTAGTCAATTACTTATCAAAAGGACGGCAAGTGCTGGTAGAAGGTCACATTAAGACAAGAACTTATACTGACCGGGACGGCAATAAACATAAAATAACCGAGATAGAAGCATCATCGATTTACTTTACTGACAGCAGGAAGGCATCAGCAGAAACCAACCAAACCGATTATATCGATGCTGACGCTTTTGAGCCTATAGACGATGATGATTTACCGTTTTAGAGCAGAAGCAAATAGAGAAAAATCAATGGAATACAGGTAGAAATCAGGTAGAAAATCAACAGATTACTACAGATAACCAACAGATAGAAACGGAAAACAAACAGGAGGATACGGAAGAAACAGCAGATACAGAGCAAATGGATGACCGGAAAGTAGAGATAGCATAAAAAACGATGGCCCGCTCAATAGGGCGGGCTGCTTTTAAAAAGAGGGAGAAAAAATGGCATGGCTTGAGATACACCAAACATTAAGGGACCATAGAAAGATCCTTGAAGCAGCTGACGCCCTCGATGTAAAGCCGGTCACCATGATGGGAATGATGGTATCGTTTTGGCTTTGGGCAATAGATAATGTTCCGGATGGTGATGTAAGTAAAATAAGACCCAGAACCCTAGCCAGAGCAGCCCAATGGGACGGAGATCCGGAGGAATTTATAGAGGTTTTGATATCCTGCGGATGGCTTGATAGACACGAGGATAGCCTTCTAATTCACGATTGGCATGAATACGTAGGGAAGTTATTGGAACGCAGAGAGCAAGAAAACACCTATAGGATAAGGCAAAGGATTTTATACGGAAATATGCGAGTTATCAAAGAAGTTAGGAGGCGTGATGGCGATTACTGCAGATACTGTGGGAAAAAGGTCAACTGGGATGACAGAAAAGGACCCGGAGGCGGCACATACAGCTTCATAGATCCTGAAGGCGGCAGCAGCATAGAAAACATTGTGGTAACATGCCGGGAATGCAGCTCCAAGTGGGAAAACGGGCCGGTAGACGAGGCAAGAAGGGCCTTATTACCGCCAAGGACTGCAGCTGCAGATGTAGATGCAACATCAGGTAGAAATCAGGTAGAAAATCAACAGATTTATGGTGAAAAAAATCTACTATTACAGTACAGTACAGAACAGTACCTAGATATAGATATAGACTCTAAAGAGTCTATGGAGGACAAGCCTCCAGAACCTCCGGCAGATGATCCACCAGAAAGAGAACCGGTCCCTTATAAAGAAATTCAAGAACTCTATTTAAGCATTTGTGTAAGCTTTCCTAAAATCATGGCCATAAACGGCCAAAGGAAAAAGGCAGTAAGGGCCAGATGGAATGAACATAAAGACATCAAGGTATTTGAGAAATTATTCAGGAAGGCTGAAGCCAGCAGCTTCATGAAAGGCCGCAACGACAGAAACTGGACGGCAGACTTTGACTGGATGATGAAACCGACTAATTTTATCAAAATACTCGAGGGCAAATATGACGATCCGGCAGGAGGTGCAAAGAATGGAACATATAGCAAACATTCTAGGACGGAAACTAACACAGGAACAGAGGAGGCCTCAACACTTACAGGTTTCAGAATGGCCACAAACCCAACCGGAAAAGAATAATGACCCGTTGATAATAGCTTCGGATCCGGAGGCAAGAAAATATAACCCGCCAGAGCCTAAACCTTGCCCATTTTGCGGTAAACCAATGTATGCAAGAGGCGGGAAAATCGGTGGTAGAGTCATATGGTTTCCAGACTCTGAACAGTGCAGCTGTGAGTCATTTCAAGAAGACATGAAACGTCGGGAGCTGGAGCAAAAACAAGCCGAGGAAAGACGGAGACAGGCAGAAGAAGCCGAAAGAATGCAGCGGAAAATAAATAAAATCATCGGCGAAAGCGGAATGAGAGAGCGTTTTTTAAACCGGGCATTTGATAATTTCACGGTTACTGAACAGAATAGAACAGCTTATGCAATTACCAAGGCATATGCTGATACATTCGAGGAAAAACTCCCAGCTAACGGCAAAAAAATGGACCGAAACGGATTATTCATAGTAGGCAATATCGGAGTTGGCAAGACCCATCTTGCAGCTGCCATAGCAAATCAGTTAATGAACCAAGGAACGCCTGTAATTTGCATGACCATGATTGACCTACTGAACCGGATAAAGAGGACATACGATAAAGGAATCGTATCAGAGGGGGAAGTGCTAAAACTTTACGAGGAGGTCCCACTCTTGATCATTGATGATATGGGCAAAGAACCACCAACAGAGTGGGGAGTTTCAAAGATATATACAATAATCAACAGCCGTTATGAAGGATATATGCCGACTATAGTCACCACAAACTACGACGACAGGGCTCTTGTTAAGAGATTGACACCAGAGAGAGGCGACAGCATAACAGCGGAGGCAATAGTAGACCGACTCCGGGAGATGTGTGAAGGAATTATCATGACTGGCCCCAGCTGGAGGAGCAGATAATGAAACGAATTGTAGCCTTCATAACGGCCGCAGCTGCGGCAACAACGATGATGATCATAGTATCTTGCAACATAAAAGAGACGGAAGCCAATGCCATATTAAAGCTGGATACACCAAAGGCTCTGGCTATGGAACAGGAAAAAGAACCGGAAACGGGTCCAGAGATGGATCTAGAGCCTAAATCTGAACCAGAGTCAAGAACATATAACGGCATATCCGAGGGTGACATTATCACCGGAGAATTAACCCATTATTGCGTATGTAAAAAATGCTGCGGCAAGACGGACGGCATAACGGCGAGTGGCTTAAAAATAGAAAACGGAGTGGAACCAGACATACCAGTAGCAGCATGCAATTGCTACCCTTTGGAACCATCGTGGCGATTGACGGAAAGACCTATATCATAGCTGACCGAGGAGGCAGTGATTTAAATAAAATCGGAAGATTAGATATATTCACACCGGAAGGCCATCAAGCAGCTATCGAGCTAGGAAGGATCTACGGAGTGAAAATTGAGATAATAAGCCTTCCGGAAATAAGAGAGGAGGGGGGAAATCGGTGATTGAAAATTACGGAACTTGCAGAATAGGAGCAGAGACGGCAGATGAATATCCCGGGACATGCCCGTTTTACAAAAAGCATTTACATAGACACTGCGGCAATTATGCCCCATCGATAAAAGCAGAGAAAAGAAAGCTGATATATGTAGCCAGCCCGCTACGAGGCAATTATGAAAAGAACATGGCCAAAGCGAGACAATACTGCAAATACGTAGCTAATCGAGGACACATACCATATGCACCGCACTTATTATTTACGCAATTCATGGACGATACCAACCCAGAGGAAAGAGCAGCAGGCATAGCGATGGGCAAGGAGATGTTAAAAAGGTGCGATGAGCTTTGGGTATTCGGAGAAGTTATAAGCGAGGGAATGGCCTCTGAGATAGAGCTGGCCAAGGAGCTGGGAATACCTATCAGGAGTATAAGCACAGAGGAGGTGCAGTATGGCCAAGATTAGCAAGTATAACCATGAGGGATATAAGGACCTTACGCCATATGAGGCATTAAAGAGGGTAAAAGATCCAAGAAGGCAGATCCAAGGGGCACAGGCCAAAGTAGTAGGCCAATATTTCGAGAAAATGATAGACGCAGCCTGCAAATATTATGAGGACCGGCAAATCGCAGTCATTGAAAAGACGCCGGAACCAATGAGGCCAATAAAGAGCCTCGGAGGTGGAAAGTTTGTAGCCCATTATGAGAAGCAGGCCCAACCGGATTATAAAGGCACACTGGCCAATGGCAGAGCGATAGTTTTTGAGGCCAAACATACCAGTGCGGATAAAATAGAGCAAAGCAGGCTGACAGAGGAACAGTGCGAGAGGTTACAAAAATACAGCGAGCTGGGAGCAATAGCATTCATCCTTGTATCGGTCGATTTGCAGAATTTCTATAGGGTGCCATGGACCGTATGGAGGGATATGGTAGCAATATATGGCCATAAGCACATGACCATAGAGGAATTAGAACCTTTTAAAATCAAAGCCACTGGCGGAATTATAAGATTTTTGGAGGGGGTAGAAAAATGATAACTAATGAAACCAGAAGGGAAAGCTATGAGGCTATTTTACCAAAAATCACCGACAGAAAGAGCTTAATACTTGAAATTATGAAGGACCGGGCTATGACAGCCCATGAGATAACCGAGGAATTACTGGCAAAGGGATACATCAAATACTATGACCGCAACTTTGTAAGCCCACGCCTAACGGAGCTGAAAGAAGAAGGAAGGGCAATAGTAGTCGGCAAGAAATACTGCCCAAGAACCCAAAGAAACGTATCGGTTTGGAAGGCTGTTGAAAGGAGCGACCAGCAAAATGGATGAGATTAAACTGGTCTCCCAATCGGAAGCACAAGCAATTATTGATACACGAGAACCTAAAGGCCTATTTTACACCATAGAAGGCGGCATATATGTAGGCATCGATAATAGAACCGGCGACGCATGGGTGGAAGAATTTAAGACGGAGCAAGAATGCATGAGCTGGTTAAAAGGTGAGGAGCATGAGGAGCACATAGACGAAAAGACAATTTATAAAAAAGCTATAGCAACATGGGGGCAAGGCTCGCAGATAATTATTACCTTTGAGGAGATGGCGGAGCTCCAGAAGGAGCTCTGCAAATGCCTCCGAGGAGAAACAAACATAGGCCATATAGCGGAGGAGATAGCCGACGTAGAGATTATGCTAGGCCAGATGAAACTTCTCTTTGACATAGAAGAAATGGTGGAAAGCTACAAGCGACACAAACTGGTCAGACTCGGAGAGAGGATAGAAATTGAGGCAAGCCAGCACAAAGGAGGCCTCGATGCATGAAAACCTATATGAACAGGATAGATAGAGAGCATCATATATTCATGCTTGTAGCGTGGGACTACCTAAACACATGGCTCGAGAAAACCAATTGTCTATCACCATCAGAAAGAAAAAGAGTAAAAACAGCAACGACTCACCTGCTCCGGGCCAGCGATAGCCTCGTGGCCAGAATGGATAAAGATTATGCGAAAAAGCTCCTCCGGGAAGCTGGCAATATTGAGATAAGCATGAGATACAAATCCAAGATAAAACGGGATAATCAAGAAGAAACCGTGGAAATAAAACTGGATGACCTATATGACCTTGCCAGCCATGCCTTGGCAGAGTGCGTCGGCTGCAAAGACAATAATTTTAAGAAATGCGAGAAATATAAGCTTTTTATGAAGCTTAATATACCGGTAGCCCAAGAACAAACGGACGGATGCCCATATGAAAACTAGGAGGTGAAGGCAATGGCCAAGTGCAAAGCATGTGGAGCCAACATAATTTTTATAAAGACTGAAGGTGGCAAAAGCGTGCCATGCGACGCAGAACCGGTTACATACTGGGAACGCAAAGGAGCAAAAGGAAAAATAGTCACACCAAACGGCGAAGTTATATCCTGCGACTTTTCAGGAGATCCGGATAAAGCAATCGGCATAGGCTATATACCTCACTGGGCAACATGCATGGATGCCGGAAGATTTAGGACAAAGCGAAAATGAGAGGGGGACATTGATGGCAAAGAAGAAAAAACAGGTGGAAATACCTGAAATCAATTATATTACAGAAGCTAAACCAAGAGCCGTGGCCGATGGTATTCCGGTATTTTGTGCCTTCGATAAGATAGAACCAATCGGGAAGCTGGTGCCAAACCCCGGCAACCCGAACAAACACCCAGAATATCAAATAGAGCTACTCGCTCAAATTATAAAAGCTCAAGGATGGCGTGCTCCTATTACGGTAAGCACCCGCTCCGGCTTCATTGTGAGAGGCCATGGAAGGCTAATGGCGGCCATGAAACTGCAGGTGAAAGAGGTTCCGGTAGATTATCAAAACTATGCAACCGAAGCAGAAGAATATGCCGACCTCATAGCTGACAATAGAATAGCAGAACTGGCCGAAATAGATACCAAAGCATTGGCGGATATGATAAGCCAAATTGACACGGGAGAAATACCGCTAGAGTTGACCGGATACCTCGAGGAGGAATATGCGGCAATCATTGATGCCTTAACTGATGGCCTCGAGGACCAACTTAACGGACTGGATGCGGTCATAGATCCGCCGGAAGAACCGTTCACACAACCCGGCGACCTTTGGATACTCGGGGGGGGCCAGCACCGAGTATTATGTGGAGACAGCACCAATCCGGACGACACGGAAAAGCTCATGGATGGGGAGGAAGCAGACCTCATAGTCACAGATCCGCCCTACAATGTGAACTACGAGGGAGGAACAGAAAAGAAACTCACCATCAAAAACGACAACATGAGCGATGCCGAGTTTTACAACTTCCTGTTGGAGGCCTATATGCGTATGTATGAGAATCTTAAACCGGGCGGAGCTTTTTATATATTCCACGCAGACACGGAAGGCCTAAACTTCAGGAAGGCCCTTAAAGATGCAGGATTTAAACTGGCCTCATGTTTAATCTGGGTAAAGAACTCACTGGTGCTGGGAAGACAAGACTACCACTGGAGACACGAACCTATCCTCTATGGGTGGAAGGAAGGAGCAGCTCACTACTTTATAGATGACAGGACACAGAGCACTGTATTTGACGATAAGATAGACCTCGACAAACTCAAAAAGGAAGAACTGAAAGAGCTTCTCGAAAAGTTATTAGACCAAGGAATAACGACAGTTATTTACGAGGACAAGCCCTTAAGGAATGCAGAACATCCAACCATGAAACCAGTGGCACTCGTCGGCAGATTTATACATAACAGTAGCCGCAGAGGAGAACTAGTGCTGGATCCATTCGGGGGGAGTGGAACTACACTCATAGCAGCAGATCAGCTGGGCAGAAGGGCATACCTTATGGAGCTGGACCCAAAATACTGCGATGTCATAGTCAAGAGATATATTAAAGTGACCAAACGATACTATGATTTAAAATGCATAAGAGATGGCAAAGAGCTGCCAATAGACGATGTTATGGCCATACTCGGATCTTCTGATGAAGGAGGCGATAACAATTGAGTAAAAAAACAAGAAGCCTCCAACAGAAGGAAGAACCGATAGGAGTAATGACCAAGGAACGATTGAGACAATATGTATATCTCATAAAAGAGATTGAAGCTCAAAAGGAAAGACTGGCCCAGATTGAAGCCTCGCTCCTTTACCCAAAGCCATCAATAGGAGACGGAATGCCTCACTCAAATTATGCAGTGGATAGGATGGCAATAGCCACAGCAAATAAGATTGAGCTCGAGGAATTAATAATCAAAAACATCAAAAAAGCACAACAAGAAGCTGCGGCCATTGAGAGAGCAATTCAGACGCTGGACAACCCGATAGACCGTGAACTTATGAGACTGAAATATCTGGACGGTCTGACTTGGGAAGAGGTGGCCGAGAGATTGTGCAGGTCAAGACAGTGGGTCACAGTGCTACACGGGAGAATACTACAAAAATTAAAGAACACTTGCTTGTAATTGACAAAATCCATGTGTTAACATTAATATGAAAAAGGCCGTCCGGAAGAATAAAAAGCCGGGCGGCTTTGATATTTCAGGAAGAAAGGAGGTCAGACCCATGCCCAGAGGAATGATGGATATAAATTTTAAAGGTTTCGAGGAAGTGCAGAAAAAGCTCAAAAACATCGAAAAACAGAGCGCTATAGTAACCAAGAGGACCATCAGCGACATTAAGAAAAGAGCTCCGGGATGGGTAGCTACCTCCGTTACGAAAACATATAACATCAAGAAAGCAGAAATCCTAGGAAGCCAAAAAAACAAAAAACCAGTTGGCAAAGTAAAAGTCGAAGGAGAGACAATAGACGAGCTGCAGCTTGTATTTGAAGGACGACTACTTACTCCGGTTCATTTTGGAATGACGCCAAAGAAACCACCTGCCGGAGGAAAGAGTTATATATTAAAAGCTCAATTCTTTAAAGGCAAACAGGTGGTTATTGGTAGATATAACAAAAAGAAAATCCCGGGAGGACCATATAGTGAAAGGTCCCATAATATCCTTATGCCGACTGGGGCATCATCGCCGGAAAAAGTGCCATATATTCCGTTTCAAAGAATGAGCAAGAACCGAAAGGATATAAAGAAATTCACAACATTATCTGTTCCACAGATGATAACCAATGAGGAAGTGGCCAATGACATAAGGGCCACACTCAATGAGAATATAGAAATGCGTCTGGACCATCATATCCAGTCGGCCATGGACAAACTTTAAAGAGTATGTAGGCAAGCACAGAATGCAGGCAAATCGACGAGAAAAGGACAAGGGTGATAGTTTTAATCGTGGAGGCAAAAATAAACGCTTAAAATCGAAAATAAAAAGCGTGCAAAAAAATTTTTTCTTCAGCGGTTCCTTTCAGAAACCCAAAAGGCCTGCGGTGCTCGCGAGCCCAAAAAACGCCTAGACACGGAGAAAAATTTTTGGGGCATTTCGTTACGCCCGAAGGAGGGAGGTCATGTCCGAACCATATAAACCAAACCTGCAAAAAACCCAAGTTATAGCCAAATTATTTGGATTAACAGTGCGCCGGGTGCAGCAGCTAACCCAAGAGGGGGTAATTTCGCAGGTGGACGGCAAAGGCTATGACCTGCTGCCCACAATTCAAAGATATATCAAATATCTTCAAGACAAAGCATACGGCCGGGAAGAAAAAGCACAGATGGCAGACCTTGAGGCGGAGAAACTTAATGCGGAAATAGAACTTAAAAGGTCTAAGGCACGAATGGCCGAGCTGGAACTCAAGGAATTGGAAGGAAAAATGCACCGGTCTGAAGATGTGGAAGCAATGACCACAGACCTAATATTAAACATTAGAAGCATGTTGCTTGCGCTTCCCGGGCTTTTAGCAGTAGACCTCGCAGAGATAAGCAATCCGGCAGAAGTATCTGAAAGGATAAAGGAGGCAGTCTATGACATATTAGAGGAGCTCTCCAATTACAAATATGACTCCATGGAATATCAAAAGCGAGTGAGAGAGCGGCAAGGGTGGGAAAATGAGCAAGAGGACGAGGAG